CTGCTCACGAGCGTGATCGGCGGCGCGGCCGCGTGGGTGTCGGACTCGCGCCAGCGTGGGCGGGCCCACTCGGAGCAACTCACCACCGTCCACGAGACCGTCGCCCAGGCCGTGGCGCCAGCAGTCGCCAACGCGGTGATGCAGCTTGTCGGCGGGATCGTCGCCCAGAGCTGGCCGGCAGGCGGGGCCGCGCCTGCATCGGCGCAAGTCATCAACCATCGCCCGCGCGCGATCACGCCGCAACTTCCGGCCAAGGTCGTGCCGATCATGCGCTACGTCGGCGAAGATGGGCAAGCGGTTCCGATTGGCGCGCCGGCGTATCAGCCGGTCGTGATCGAGACCGTTACCGGCGACGACGACGAAACTCCGGGCGCGACGATTCAGGTGCCGCGCAATCACCTGATGCGTTTCGCCTCTTGCCCGACGCCGGCGCGTGGTGAGTGGCAGGGTAAGCCCCAGTTGTACGGCGAGGCGGCCCGGGTGTTTCTGTCGAATGGGCTCATGACCAGGACTAAGCGCGGCGGTTTCGCCTGGCGGCCTGAGTATCCAGTCGAGTCGCGCCGAGAGTGGTTGACGCGCTACGAGACCAAAGCCCTGGGCGCGGGCGCGCCCGCGGGCGAGGCTCCCCCACTGAGGCAATAGCAGGGTACAGGTGACTTGGACCTGTGACCGGGGCACCGGGTACAGGTCACAGGTCACCTGTACCCAAGGGAACAGGTCACAATTGAGCACTGAATTGATTGAAGCGACCAAGGTGAAACCACTCGGCGGGAAAGCCTACGGCTCCATCCCCCATCTGCCCGGGAGTCGGCTGGGCCCTGGCGACCATCATTGTCACCAGGGACAGGCCGACATCTGCACCGTGAAGCCCCGCGACCGGCACGACTGGATCATTGTCCAGGAGAAACTGGACGGGACCAACGTAGCTGTAGCTCGGATTGACGGCGCCATCATCCCCCTGACGCGGGCCGGATATGTAGCGGATACCTCCCCGCATGCCCAGCACCACTACTTTCACCAATGGGCGATGCTCCACCAAAGCCGTTTCAAGGAAGTGCTCAGTGAGGGAGAGCGTCTCTGCGGGGAATGGATGCTCCAGGCCCACGGGTCGCAGTATGACCTCGAGCACGAGCCCTTCTACGTCTTCGACCTGTTCAGCGGGAATCGGCGTGTCCCCTATAACGAGTTCATACGCCGCCTCGGTGGCATCTTCATGACTCCGCAGGTGCTGCAGATGGGGCAACATTCCGTGAGCACTGAAGACGCCATGGCAATCCTTGGGACAAATGGTTTTCATGGCTGCCTAGAGCAGCCAGAGGGTGCCGTTTGGCGCGTCGAACGGGACGGGGCGGTGGATTTCCTGGCCAAGTTCGTTCGCCCGGATAAGGTGGACGGCAAATACCTCAAGACAGAAGAGGGCTTACCCAGAACCGTGTGGAACTTGGGAGTGGACCTATTCATGGATGCGCTCAGATGAGCCCAGCATCAGCGTTCCGCGATCCGGAAGCCATTCCCGTGTCGAAACTGCCTGAGCCTCTCCGCGACCGGGCCCTGTCGTGGCGGCAGGCGGCCGGCGGTTGGGCACGGGTTGCGGCCCGCACTGATGACGCCGGCGAGTGGCGCATCGTGCTGCTGAGGTCCGACGAGCTGTGCTGGGTCGGCTGGTCAATGGTGAATTTCAATGCCTGACTCCAAGCCCAAACGCATCCAGCGCCAGCGGACGCGAGGCTGGCGCATGCCAGCCGGCGCGATCTACGTCGGGCGGCCCACGAAATGGGGCAACCACGTTCGCATCGACCCGGCCGAGATCGAAGGGGTGACGCCGGCGGAGGCGCGGCGCCTTGCCCACAAATACGCCGTGCTCGGCTACGAGAAGTCCATCCTGTGGAACATCGACGCCGATGACTTCAAGGCGGCCGCCAAGCGCGAGCTGCGCGGGCACGATTTGTGCTGTTGGTGCAAGCCGGAGGATTTTTGCCACGCGGACATTTTGTTGAGGATCGCCAATGAGTGACCTGGCGATGGTCTCCTGGGTGCTGGTCGTGGTCGCGCAGGCGTGGCGGGGATGGGAGAACAGCTATGACGGCCAGATTGCGGAGTGGGCCGGCAAGATTGGCGGCTACTACACCGAAGAGGCGTATCGCCGACATTTGGAGTGGTGGGCGGCGAAGGGGATGGAAGCAGCCAAACGGGGGGAGCAGTGCTGATCATCAAGTTCAAGAACGTCACAGGCACGTTCGACGTAGCCGACTATCACTTCACGCTATGGGTCAACGAAACGATGCAGTTCGCCGGTTTCATCAAGGGCTTCCGGCGGGCGGACGGTTACGCGGCGCTGATGCGTGAGGCGGCCAGGATCGTCGCCGAGAACGGCAACCCAGGGCCCGGCGATGCCCTTTGACCGCTCACGCTACCCGGCCGATTGGGAGGCCATTCGCGATCGCATCCGCAAGCGCGCCGGCGGGAAGTGCGAGTGGTGCGGGGCTGTCAACTACCAGCCACACCCGATCACGGGCAGTAAGGTCGTGCTCACGATCGCGCACCTGGGCACGCCTCACGCCGACGGCCGCGCCGGCGACAAGCACGACAAGATGGACTGCCGAGACGAAAACCTAGCCGCGCTCTGCCAGCGCTGCCATTTGCGCTACGACATTCAGGAGCACGTTCAGAACGCGGCGCGCACACGCCTCCGCCGGCGCGTTGAGCGTGGGCAGCCACTGCTAATAGATCACCCATGACCCTCGCCGAACTCATCGCCACCTTCCTCGCCGATCAGACGCGCGGGCACTCAGCCGAGACGCTCAAGGGCCACAAGTCCAAGCTCGGCCAGCTCCGCCGGCACCTGGGCGACTCGCTCCAGGTAGCCACCATCAGCCGGGCCGACGTCAAGCGCTGGCAGGAGGACATGTTTGACCGCGGCCTGTCGCCGTGGACGATCAAGACGACATTCAACTGTGCCCGGCAGTTCTTCCGTTGGGCGGTTGACGAGGGGCACCTGGCCATGGACCCGAGCGCGACGGTCAAGCCGTTGGCCAGGCCGAAGCTCCGGCCAAAGGCGCTCAGCTCGGACACGTTCAAGCGCATGCTCGCCGCAGCCCGGGCGTCGAAGACCGACCGGCGCGAGCGCATCCGCAACGTCGCCATCCTGATGATGCTCCGGCACACCGGCGGGCGGATCTCCGAGCTGCTCTCCATCGACGTCGCCGATCTCGACTTCGACGCCGGCCGGGTGCTCGTGCGTGGCAAGGGTGATAAGGACCGCAACTTGTATCTCTTGGATGACACCATCATCGCGCTGCGGGAGTGGCTCGAGATCAGGCCGGAGGGTGACACGCCGGCGCTGTTCGTGGGGCGCAAGGGCTCACGGCTGGGAAGGGACGCGGCCTACAAGATGATCCAGCGCCTGGCGAAGGCCGGCGGCGTGGAGGGCATCCACAACCCGCACGCCTTCCGGCATGCGTTCGCCGTGACATGGCTGAAACAAGGGGGCGACATCAGCCGGTTGCAGCAGACCTTGGGGCACAGCAGTTCGAAGATCACGCTGGACTTCTATGCGTTGTGGGATGACGTACACTTGCGCGAAGCACACACCAAGTTCTCGCCGCGCGACATCAACGGAGGGAAGTGAGGAGGAGTATGGAACCACCGCGACAGTTTGATCAAGATCCCGCGCTTTTCAACCAGAGCACGCCGACGATTGACATCCTGAATTCCTACATCGCCATGCGCGACCAGTGGGCCAGCAAGAACGATCGCGCCCTGGGGATCCTTTTGGATGAGCTAGTGCATCGCATGGCCCAGCGTGACATCTGGGCGACCTTGAGGACGAGGGACGCCAAGCCACTTGAAGTGTCGCCGGCCTACGAGAATGCCCGGCGAATCATGGGCGGCATGAGCGACGACTGGAAGAATGACGACATGGTTAGCGAGAGCTTCATCCGGAAGTATCTGGGACTGGATGAAAGTCCCAAGGATGGAGGAGCATGAACAAACCAGGCGATCCGGTGTGGTTCAGGATAGACATGGGCGATGGCACTTTCCTTTTGAACGCTGCCGTCGTGCAATCGATCGGAGAGGATGGCCGCCCAATGATCGAGGCGACGCACATGAATGCTGAGCGCGTTGACGCCGCGGACTGGAAGAGCGTCGGGGCCGAATTGGTCGAGATCGTTCCGGCAACGGCACCATTCCCGCTGGGCGTGACGGTCAATATTCTGCCCGGCGATCCCAGAGTCACCGCGGTCCGCTTGCGAGTGCGAGCCGAAAGCCTTTCCGCGCGTGATCCGTTGGGCGAACACCTGCAGGTGCTGACCAACTAGGCCGCGTAGACGTCAATACTGCAAAACCCTTATGCGTCGGTTCAATTCCGACCGTGGCCTCTTTCGCAAAACCTCGGCAACCGCCGGGGTTTTCGCTTTTTCGCCAGTGACCGCAAGGGTCCCGTTTGTATGCGTTACGCCGCCTTCGCCTGCTCAGCCTTCGCCGCCGTCTCCTGCTGGATGAGCGCAGCCCGGCCGGCGTCCAGGAGCTGATGCGCTGTCGCGAACGCCACCGGGTTTCCCTGCGAGTCGATGACGTTGACGGTGGTGCGCCCGCCGCGTGGGTCGTGCTGGATGACGATCGTCAGCACCGGCGCATTGGCCATCTGCACCAGCTCGCGCGCTTTAGCCGGATGCTGGCCGCGATCCTCGGTGCCGAGCAGCTCGCCGAGTTCAGTCGTGGGTTGGGGAATGATTTTGGGTTTGGTCATGGCTGTCTTAGTCTGCTCCGTAGTCGATCTGCCGGCGCGCGTCCCGGCGCTCTCGGATCGGGCGCAATTCGGCGTCCTCCGTTTGGCGCTGAATGTTGGCTCTCTCGGCCGCGTCACGCTCCGCCGCCTCGTCTCGCCTGTCCTCCATGTAGTCGATGCCGATCCGCACACGGCGTTTGAGATTGCGCACCGTCGGCACGGCGATGCCCGAGGCCGCCAGAAGCGCAACCAGGTCATCGCGAAGCTGGGCGCATTGCGCGTTGGTTAAGGTCGCGAGCGCGTCGGTCGGTTGTATCGCCATTTATGCCAGCCATCCTGCATTACGCAATGCTTTTACCACTTGTTTGATCGTGTATCCGTCGAATGTGGATGCGTCGTTCACGGCCGTCCCGGCGTTCGCAACAAAAGTAGCCGCCGCCACGCCGGTAGTCGGTTGAACGATTGGGGTCGCGCCCCACACTCCAAGTTTCTCGGTCGCGCCCGAGCCGAGCTTGCTGCCGGTCGTGGTGCCCAGCACGATGTTCTTGGCATCCTGAATGTTGACCGTGCCGTTGAACGTGAGCGAGGGCGTCGAGAAATCACCGTAGATGAGCGGGGTCGTGGTCGATGAATTGGCGATGTAGAGCTTGTTCGCCGCGGTCTCGGCGTTGCCGGCCTGATAGCCAATCATCACGCCGCCGCCGTTCGTGGTCAGCGAAGCGCCGGCCCCGCTTCCGATCAGGGTGTTGTTTGCCCCCGCTCCGACCGTCAGCCCGGCCTGGTAGCCGACGAACACGTTGCCCGTTCCCGTCGCCGCTTTGCCCGCCTGGTAACCGATGGCGGTCACTTTCGTCACCGTTGCCTGGAGCGACTCACGCCCAATGGCGACGTTGAAGTCGCCGCAGCTTGCGCCGTTTCCCGACTTGTAGCCGATATAGACCGAGTCGCTATAGGTGGCCTGTGTCCCCTCGCAAGCCGTAAATCCAATGATGATGTTGCGCGATCCGAGGCAGGTCGTTCCGGCGCTCGCACCGATGTAAACGTTTTGCGACCCTGTGGAGTTGTAGTAGCCGGTGTATCCACCTACACCCGTATTTTCCGAGCCAGTGCAAGCCCGGAGCGCGTTCATGCCGACGCCAACGTTCGAGGCCCCCGTCTGGTTATTCACCAAACTATCGGTGCCGATGGACAGGTTATAGGACCCGCTGGTTACCGCCGACTGGCTGTTATAGCCGATCGAAACGTTGTCGTGCGCCGAATTGTTGGCAAGCGCCAGCGTGTTCTTGCCGATCGCCGTGTTGTTGTATCCAGAAACGCACGTCTTTAGTGCGTTCGCGCCAATGGCCAGGTTCGCATCACCCGTCAAGCTTTGCCCGGCCAGATACCCGATGCCCATCGAGTAGTTGGCGGCGACGACGTAGATGCGCGCCAGCTCAGCCGCGGCCGACGTCTGAATCACAATCTGCCCGGAGGTTTGGGTCGCGTTCCCCTTGACGACGAGCTGGTTGGTGTCCGCCTGGCCGACAATCGTGATCGTGCCGGCCGCGCTGAGTGTCGCACCGCTCTCGCTGATGATTGAGTCGCCCAGAGTCTGCGTTGTCGTCACAAATTTGGCGATCTTGCCAATCGTCCCCACCCCGTTGACGACATAGTTATCCGCCCGGTGGAGGAAGCTCCCGCGCAGGCGTTCGATCAGGCTCAGCAGTTCATTCCCTTCAAACATGGCTATCCAATCTCCGACAGGCCCATCCGAACAATGGTGAGCTGAGAGGCGTCTTTAGTGACAGGCGTGAGCTCGATCAGGTTGGGCGCGGTGTAGCGCACGCTCCCAATGAGGAACGCCCGCACGTCATCCAGCGCCGTGCTATAGGTCACTGCGTCCGGAACGAAGTCGGCGAATTTGATGATCCGCCCGGGCTTGACCAGAAAGAACGGCACCTCTGCCCCCGTTATGGCGTCCCGGATGAGCTCGCGCCCGTCGAGCCGGAGCGCCACATAGGCCGGCGCGGTTGGCTCAACGAAGTAATACGGCTTGCGGTTTTCGTAGATTCCGAAGTAGCTGCGCCGGCCCGTCGCGCCGTCTCCCATCGCGCACAGCAGATCGATTGTCCGTTTTGCCGTCACGTCCTGGTCAAAGTACTGCGTCCGGCTATAGGTGTTGGCCGCTATATTCGACTGGTCGCTGTTCACGAATTGGCCAACGCCGGTCAGAATCGCCTTGATGATCGTGTCGAGCGTGGCCGTCGCGGTGGCGGCCGTCGTGCGCCAGATCCGCTTGTCGAGCGTCTCGATGAACCCAACGGCGGTGATCGTTACCGACACTCCCCCGCCAGAGTCGGCGTTCCCGCCGCGCCGGATCGTCTGCGCCGACGCCCGGGCGCGGGCATACTGGTTCAGCAGCGAGTCACGGAGGGCCACCGCGTTGGTCGAGCTTGCCCCGCCGATCGGATACACCAGATGCCGGATGCCATACAGCGCCTGATTGCCGGCGCTATCCGCCTGCGCCGTCCGCGCCTGAACGCCCACCGTCGGCGGCGTGGTCGATGTGTCCACCGTGGCATACAGCACTTCCACCCGGTTGTACGTGCTGGCCAGTGTCCGGGTGATCGGCGACGCGCCGTCATCGACAAAGACGGTGTGGACCATCCCCTCCCATGCGATGAGGGACGAGTCGGCCGCCAGAGGCGACTGGACGATGAGGCGTTTCCCGAGGGCGTTGGTCAGGAGGTCGAATGCCTTAGCCCGATCGACCGCGAACGTCACCTCGGCCGACAGATAGCCGCCTTGCGCGTCCGAGGTGAACGTGAGCGACTCAACCTTGTTGGTGAGCGTCGCGTAGAGGCCCATGCTGGCATCAACCACCGGGTTGTTTGTGAGCGTGACGCTGATGCCGTTTGCGAGGTTCATATTGTGCCCCTCGGGCCATATGAACGCCCCACGTAGCGCAGCCGCCAACGCAGGCCAGAGCCCGCGCCGGCCGCAGACCACGTGTTCACCCAGGACGAGTCGCCGACAATGTAGACAAACGTCATGGTGCTCACTGGCGGCAGATATAGTGCCCCGGTTCCGACCCCGGCCGGAAACGCCACGTGAGCGGTCGGCTTGTCGTCTCCACCCGTGTCCGTCTCGAGTGCCACGAATTCGCCCGAACCAAATGGCTCCAGCGTCGAAGCGCGAACGAGCGCCGTTGCCTGGCTGGCATAGGTCGAGGAGGCCAGCGACCAGGTGAGGTAATACTCATCGGCCGGCACGAGGACGATGGAATCGACGTCAAGCGAGCCCGCGCCGGAGGACCTGGACGAATAGATACGGATGGCGTCCAGCGTCACCCCTTCCTTTTGGAGGAAGTTCCGATCCACCGCCGTTTCGGCCGTGAGCAGCCCGAGATCCACCATTGTCCACGAAGTGCCAGAGAACGTCACGGCCGTGCCGGCCACCTCGCTCGATGATGTGTTGCGGGTATAAGCCTGGTAAATGGCAACGGTCGCTGCGGCCGTCAGTTTCAGCCGAGCGAATACGCGAAACGTCCCGCTGAGCTGGTAACTTGACGGTTGCGCGACCGTGAGCCGGAGCGCGTTGGTCGCGGTCGCGTAGCTGATGCGGATCTTCGTGTTGCCGCCGCCGCCCGGGGAGGCCGTCGCATCGGTTTGCAGGCTGGCATCCGTCCCGAGTGTGCCGGCCTCGGCTTCGAGGATCCCCCCCGGCCAGACCCGATACGTGAGATCAAGCTGGTAATTGCGATACGTGCTCCGCGCCCCCACGACGATGTTTCCAATGTTGAGCGCGCCCCCAGAGATTGGCGAGAACACCAGTTCAGCCAGCGCCGGCGCGTTTCCGAGAGCCGCGCCGGCGCTGAACGTCCCAAACGGCGAGTTGTAATTCCCCGTTGTCAGCGTTGCGCTCGGCGTAATCAGATCGGTGGCCGGCATCGTGGCAGCGCGCTGCGGCGCCGTTCCGCGCCAATATCCCTCGCGCTCGACGGTAATCACCACCCCCTCGATGGTGTACGCGCCGTCCAGCGTCCCGTCCAGCAGGGTGTTCGGGATTTGCACCACCCCGCCGAAGATGATGGCGTAGTTGGCATACGAAGACCCGGTCGTCGTCAGGGCCATGTAGGCAAATTGCCGCCGGCGCGGGTTGAGCGCAATGTCCCGCGCCTCGTCAAGCAGAGCTTGCAGCTCCTCCACCATTTGGAGTGCGTTGGCCACGGACGAGCCGACGATGTTTAGGGTGAACGTATCAACGGCATTCCCGGATCGCGCGTAGGCCGGGCGATTCCCGTCCTGGTAAATCGAGGCGTTGTAGCGCACCGCCGGCGCGTAGATGCCAGGCGCATACCCGCCACCCGAGTCGGCCAGGACATCCGTACCGGTCCCGCCGTTGATCACCTGGTAGGTGAAGAACGTCCCGCTTCCGCCGTAGAGTGTCAGTGCGTTGGACACGTTTTAGGCTCCCACCGACGCGCGCAGGCTGGCTGCTCGCGCAACGCCCCGCAGGGCCGCTTGCAGCGCAAACGCGTCCTGCTCCCGCCCCACATTGACCGTCATCGGCATGTTGAGATTCATCCCCCCGCCGCCGCCGCCCGCCCCGGACCCGCCGCCGAGGGCGCGCGCGGCCGGGCCGCCCTTGCGCGTCATGGGCGAGTTGGGCGTGTAGCCGATGACGGTGACGGTGGTGTCCACGTAGACGCCGACGCCCATGTTTTTGAGCGCGTTGATGTGGTCGATGGCATCCGACACGCTGCCCGTTCCATAGACGCCGTAGGTGTTCACGTTTGCGTTCGTGGTCTTCGATCCGGGCATCTGCGTCACGTAGTAATAGGCGTCTGACAGGGTGCCCAGGTTGTTGACGTTGGCCGTGACCGTGGACGACTTCGAGCCGGGGATCCCGTTCACCCAGCCCCAAAGGTCATACATCTCGTTCGCGTCTATGGTGTTGGCCGTCACATCCGTGCGTTTTGACCCGGGGATCCCATTCACCCATCCCCACAAATCGTACATCTCCTGCGCATCGACCGTATTTGCCGTCACGTCCGTACGCTTGGTGACTGGGATGCCGTCGATGTGGCCCCTGAGCGTTGCGACCTCTGTTGTCCCAGTCGTCGTCGCGTTGATTGAAGTCGTTTTCGCCGACGGGATTGTGTCGAGCGTGCGCTTGAAGTCGCCCGTTGACGAGTTGGCGAGCTGGGCTTGCCACTTCACGCCGGCCAGCTCGGCGGCGTATTTTTCCCCAGCTTTGCCGGCGAGCTTGAGCGCGGCCTCGACGGTAATGTTCCCCTTGGCGAGGTCGGACGTGGTTTTGACAACCGTGGCGAGGCCGATCTCGCCGTCCTTGTAGGCTTTCGTCAGCGCCTCGGCTGTCTCGCGCTGCTCGAACTGGGCCACGGTGACCTTGCCGGTTGCCAGGTCGATCGCCATCTGAGCAAATTCCATATCAGTGAGCATCTCGGTCTGCCCGCCGAAAGCGCCCGTGACGTTTGACACCGAGTCCCTCAGCTTGTTTTCGGAGTCCTTGAGCCGAGACGCCGCCGCCTCCGCGTTTGCCTTGGCTGCCGTGGCGTCCTCTGTCGCCTGTTTCTCGTTCCGAGTGGCAGTTTCGGTGTCCTTCAGCGCACCGGTAAAGAGCCGGAAGGCCAGATCCGCGCCGGAGGTAAAGCGCGTCACCAGGTCCGTCTGGGTGTTTGCCTTGCCGGCCTCGGTCAAATACAGGTTGAAGCCGGTCGTCAGATTCCCGATGATCGGGATGACCTCAGAGCCGATCTGGCGGGTGATCCCCTTCCACGAGTCTTCGATGTTGTCCTGGGCCCGGCGCAGCCGGTCCATTGCCACAACCGTGTCGGAGGTGATGACCAGGCCGGAATCCTTCGCCGCCTGCATCATCCCGCCGATGGCCTTGCTGCCCTTGTTGAGAATGGGTAGCAACTCGGTCCCCTGCTTGCCAAAGAGCGAGACGGCCAGCGCCGCCTTTTCCGGGCCGTCCGGCATCGCCTGGAACGCGTCCGACACCTCGAGCAGCACCTCTTCCATCGGTCGCATCTTGCCTGTCGTGTCAAACGCCTGAATGTTGAGGTCCTTCAGCGTGCCGGCGACGCCTTTTCCGCCGGCGATTGCCCCATCCATCGGCTCATCAAGGCCGCCCAGCCCGCGCGCGAACTTGAGCAGCGAGCTCTCGACCGCGTCCGACGATACGCGCACGTCGTCAGAGGCTTCTGTGAAACCCGAGAGAAACTCGACCGACATGCCGGTTTTGCGGCTCAGCTTGTCAAACGCGTCAGCGGCCGTGAGAACGTCCGTCACCGCGCCGCCAATGGAGTCGCCGATCACCTGCCCCACCACGCCGATCGGGCCGGGCAATGCCCCGAGCAGGCTCCCGAGCTGCTCGTAATGGCCAGTCAGGACGCCAAACGCCTGGCCGCTCCGCTGGGCGATCACATCAAAGTTGTCCGCGATGACGAGCGCCCCGCCGGCGAGCGTGCTCAACGATGAGCTGGACGCGGCCGCGGCGTTGCGGGCCGTCGCTGAAAACTCGTCGCGCAAGCGGAGGATGTATTCCAGGACGTTGTTACTCACCCATCACCTCCAGAGCTGTGTTGAGCATCGACAGTCGATGCGCCGGCAGGCTTGCGATGTCCTCCGGGCCGTAGTGCGTTCCGAGGAAAGCGTTGATCTTTTTGGCCATCAGCATGTCATATAGCCACGCGTCCATCTCTACCCCGCCATGGCCGGCGCGTTTCAGGGCTTCGAGGGCGTGGCGCGCGCTTTTACCCGGTTAGCGATCCACCTGTCCCACGTCTCGCAGACGTAGGGCTGAACGGTGTGGATCTTCCCCTTGATGAACGGGTCCTCCACCAGGTGTGGGATGAGCAGCCAATGCAGGATCTCCGGGTCCATGTCGCTGATCAGTTCGCGCAGGGCCTGATGGTCCACCGCGCCCAGGATTGTGGCCACATGCCGCAGCCAGACGTTGCCGGCGGCCGTCGTCGCGTCCCAGCCCGCGGACGCGAAGTCGCGCTTGAAGCGCACCGACGGATTGACCAGAACGCGGATCGTCTGGCCGGCGTAGGCCGGGCCGAGCGGGTCGAGAGCGATGTCCTCATAGACCGCCGGATATGGCAGCGTGATCGGCTCAAACGCCGGCGGCGCCGGTGTCGTCTCTGCGGCTTCTGTCATAGATCAGGATTCCCCTTGCGCGGATGTCCACCAGGTGATGCCAGGTGAGCTCCGCCGCGAGTCGAACGTCCACCACGCCCGGCACGATGTTGTCCAGCAGCCCGGCCAGCCGGGTGACCGGCAGCGCCTCGCCCTCGACCATCAGGTCGAGATCCGAGACCCCCGGCTCCCAGCCGCCCCAGGCGGCCGAGCCATACACAAACACCCGCGAAACGCCCGGCGTCGCCGCGGCCGCTTGCGCGATCCTGGCAACGTCGTAGGCCCCGCGGGCATCTGGATGAAGCTCAGGCATCGGCAAGGGCAGACAGCGCGTTGATGATGGTGAACTTGGCGTAGTTGGCGAACGAGCCCGTGTCGTAGCGCACCGCGCCGGACAGCGTCACGGTCGTGTTCCCGTCCCGGTCGCCATACAGGTTGTCAACGCTCAGGTGCTGAAGCGCGAGCTCCGCCCGGAATGTGCGGTACGCCGTCGCCGAGCCGGCAAGGCTTCCCAGCCCCTCGAGCCGGATCAGGCGCCCGGTCCCAGCCAGGAACGCCGTCACCTCAGCGATGCCCGTCGCGTTGAACTCGGCCGTCAGGCTGAATGTCACCGCCGGCTTGGCGTAGCCCAGCGCGGACGGGAACGTGTCGCCCGTCTGGAACTGCTTCAGGTGCGCACCCGTGTCGTAGTTGATGTTCCACGAGATGAGCGTGTCGGCTTTGATGGTGTTGCCCACCGTCCCGCCCAGCGCATCGATGTAGAGCTTCATCATGTTCGCCGGGACGGCCTCGACGGTCCGGTTCCCGAGTGAGCCCGTGACGGTGGCGGCCTCGACCTTCTTGCCGATCCACTGCGACGCGTAGCGCACCATCCCATCGCTGCCGGCCTGTCCGGAGAGCGAGAACGATTTGCAGACCATCCCGAGCGCCTGATAGCACTGCCCGCCGTCATACATCTCGAAGATGCGCGTGTCGCAGGCCGGGCTCGCCGTCAGCGGGGCCGGGTACGTGTAGGTATAGGCCGTGGTGTCGGAGAGCACGCCGGCAACGCTGCCCTTGACCGCGCTGCCCAGCAGCATCGGCATCTCCTCGAATGTCACGTCGCCCTCGATCGATCCTTCGCCGTGCTCGGAGGTCTTCGTCGCGCCATGCGCCGGCGCGTAGTCGCCGCGCTGATAGCGCTGCATCTTAAAGACCGGCATCGGCTTGAAGTTGAACTTGTCCGCGCTCATCCAGCGCGCCGTCGCCGCGGCGTCGGTCGCCCAAGACGCTTCTTTCTTGCTTTGCAGATAGACCAGATCGGTCGCTCCCATGTGTGGTTACTCCCTCGCCTTCCCGCGCGCGCGTGCGGGCGCGGGGGCGTCAGTTGCCGGCGTGGCCGGCGTCACGTTGTCGATGGCGGGCGCATACAGCCCCGTCGCGATCAGGCTCTCACGCGTGGCGATGCCCAGTTGCGTGAGCTCGGCCAGCAAAGCCTCGCTCAGATCGAGCGCCGGCACACCCGGTATGTAGGCGTTACCGCCCACGAATCTCAGCGCAGTTGTCATGTTCCTGTTCCTGTTCCTGACACCTTCGCGTCAATCTCGACGCGAACGCCATACGTCGGCATGCCGCCGTATTCCATCTCGGCCATGAAGCCGCGCACCTCTCCGGTGATCACCGCGTAGCCGCCGAGCTGGCTCGAGGCGGCCGGCGGATCGCCGAAGTCGAGCACCTTGGCCATGAAGCCCACGAGCAGCGCCTGGCACGTTTCCACGTTGCGCCCCACGTCCTGGCGGGCCACGTGGAACTCGGTGACGAATGTCCAGATCGTCCGGGCCAGCGCCCCTGTGTGGCGGGTGGCTGTCCCCTTCTGAACGAACGTGATCGCGAACGGCCACGAGGTCATCGACTCCGGCACGCGAGACGGCGCGGAGCGCACGCCGGAGAGACTGGCCGCCTTGGTCTGGAGGTAGAGCCGGGCGCCCTCGACGGCCGCTGCTTCGCCGCTCATGGGATCACCACCGTCTGCAGATACGGCGCGAGCAACAGCACCGCGTCCGGGTCCATCGTTTCCTTGAGCATGGTCACCTGGCCATACGCCGGGCTTCCGACCACGCCATACGGATTGAACTTGCGCCCGAGCAGCCGCGCCGACTGGAGAAAGCACGCCTCCACCACCGCATCCGGGACGGCCGTCCAGCCCCAGGATCCGGTGATCTTGACCGTGTCCCGCCCGCGGATGAACACCCGCGCGCCCAGCGGCGCCCTAGCCACTGCGTAGTACGGCCGGGCCGGCACCGCATACGCCGCGTTGCGCGGCTGGAGCACGTAATCACTCGCCGACCACGTGACTTCCCACGCCCCGTCGCCGTCTTCGTCGCTGGCCAGCGTGGTGATCGAGAGCAGGTCATGCACCAGGAGCACCGAGCCGTTGTTCGGCGAGTAGTACTTGGCCGTGCTCGTCTGTTGATAGAAGAAGCGCCCGCAGTGCGTATCCACCTGCCGGCACGCGGCCGCGATGGCCCGCTCCAGCGCCGCGTCATCGGTCGAATCCGTGATGTTCCCCAGATACGTCTTCAGCTCGGCAACGGAGAGGTAGCAGTTGGTCAGCGCCATGATCGTTTATCCGTGGCCAGCGAAGTAATAGCGAATTAAGTTCCTTCGCTATTACTTCGCCGGCCGCGCTCGCCTAGTCAGCCAGCGCGTTGATCGGCGTCACCTGGCCGTAGCTGGTCTCGAGCCAGATCAGCGCCGAGGTGAGGTTAGCCGCGTTGCTGGCGCCGGTGATCAGCGTGATGCAGTCGAAACCGCCGGCCACATCGAGCGAGGCCGGGTCGATCTCGAAGACCACGATCTTCTTTTTGACCGCCGCCGACGTGGTGAAGTTCACCGCATCGGTCGCGCGGGTGAACACCGACGCCGCGCCGTCCTGGTTGGCCCAGATCGGCACGGTGTTGGTGATGACCTTCGAGCCCGTGCCGGCCACCGCTGACGCCTGGTTGATCGAAAGCGCGATCGTGGCCGCGTTGCCCTGGTCGATGTAGGCCACGACCCATGCGCGGATCGCGCCCTTGAGGCTGACCCACGCCCCGGTCCGGCCGGCGGCGTCCGTCGCCGGCGGGAGGACCGAGATGGGGAGCAGGTTCTCGGGGATTTGCAGATGGTTCATGTTGAGTGTTTCTCCTTCGCGCTACGAGCGCGTCTCAACCACGACGTACGGGCTGAGCGTGTTGGAGCCCTTGAAGGGGGTCAGGGCGCTCGCCCACATCGGCTTGCCGTCCACCCGGTAGGTGAAGCGATAGGTCTGCTCGTCGGTGAGGAACTGGACGTGCATGCTCACCGCCGACTGGACGCCGCCCTTGTCGATCATCTGGTACTGGCCGAGGTCAGTCAGGATCGCGTCGCCGATCGTGCCGAGCGTCGCGCAGTACTCGACCGGGATAATCGGCCGCCCCAGATAGGTGAAGTACGGGCTGCCCTGGCCGGGCGGCTGCACGAACACGGCCCCGTTCGGGTTCGTCGACACGCCGGCCGAGACGATCGCGAACAGGTTGCTGATGACGTCCTGGTTGATCAGGATGACCGCGTTGCGCTGGCTCGAGGCGATCAGGCGGGCCCACATCTTGGCCAGGTTGTTGATGTTGAGCGTGGTGGCCGTTTGGGCGGATTCCTTCGTCTGGGTCACCAGGGCCGGGCTGTTCAGGATCCCGAGCGGCTGGCCCGCGCCGGCACCGTTGATCACGGCGTCCTCGGCCTGGAAGGCGAGCTCGAGCGGGACCACGCGCTGGATGTAGCTCTCCAGATACGTCGAGTCGGCCAGCATCTCATCGGTGGCGTAGACCACCGCCATCAACTTGCTCAGCTTCAGGTTGACTTCCTTGAAGCTGGGCTTCGACTTGGTCACCGACGCGCCCTCGGAGGCCCAGTAGGCGCGCACGCCGCCGAACCGACTGCCCGTCGCCCGGCTGGTCTCGTCCACGCCGAACAGGGTCATCCCGTTCGAGTTGGCGCTGACCGGATCGCGCTGCACCCGGCTCAGGATCTCGCCGGTGGAATACATGCGCTCGGTCAGCATCTTCGAGTCGTTCGGGCCGACCAGAAAGCCGCCGTCCGCGCCGACCTGCGTGTTGAGGCCGGTGGCCTTCAGCGTGTTCTGCTGGTGGTCCAAGAGCTGAGCCTTCTCGTCCGGCCCCAGCTCGTTGAGCGCGTTGGAGCGCACGGCCTTCAGGAAGTCGCCAAAGCGCTTAAAGGGGGCCTTCTCGACGTCCTTGGCGGCGACGCTCTTGATGTCAGCACCGGGGATCTCGTATCCCGGCGCGGCGGCCGCGGCTTTCACCGCAGCCTGGTTGTCACGAGTCGCAAGCGCCTTCGTGACAGCGGCCTCAACCACGGCCGCAATGTCCGTGTTATCGGGCATGGTGTGTGTCTCCTCTGAATGTGTGTGGGTTGGTTCTGCCTTGATGCTTGCGACCTCGTCGGCCGGCGCCGCGTCACCCGCGGCCTGTGCCGGCGCCTGTAGAGGCGTCGAGATGGGCAGAGACTTGAGTGGCAGAACCGTGTTGCGTGGTTCCGCCGGAGTCGGTGTGATGGAGGCGTCGAGACCGAGTGGCCAGCGCTCGACGTGATACACGCCGGGCCGGACCATCTTGCGCTCGACCAAGTGCGCGGCCGTCCCGCTGGACCAGGCCGCCTTGCCGGTGACGACCAGCTCGTCGTGAATGGCCTTCTCATACGCGTCGCGCAGATTGAGCTGGGCCAGGATCCAGACGCCGATGTCGTCCTTTCCGATGGCGGCCGACTTCAGGCCCAGCGAGTGCAGGCCGAGCGTGGCGTCGAGCCCGTGGTGATACCAGACCAGCGTCTGGTCAGCGGCCCCGAAGTCGGTGGCCTTGGTGAAGAAATCGCCGGTGAGATCGGTCTGATCAGGCGAGCCGTAGCGGACCAAATACCCGCCGATCTTGCCGTCGCCCAGGGCCTTGACCTCGGCGCCCGGCCAGACGAGGGTCTTGGCCGGATCCGGCACGGTCTCGACCGGCACCCCGCCGATGGTGGGCGGGTCAGGTATCGCGCCGAGGGCCACGGCGCTGCGATAGATCGTCTGAACGTGATCCTGATCGGCCTGGCTGTGCCGTGCTCCCACTTTGATGTTGTCTGACATGTTTCCTCCTCAGATGCCCGTGAGCGCCCGGCGGATCACCGTGTTCATCGTGTTCATCACTTCGCGCTTCCCGCGCTCGATGTCCTGCTGAATCGTGGTCCAACCGACCGCCTTCATGTAGCGGGTCTGCTGCTGTTCGTCCTTGACCATCCGCGCATACGTGACGTTCGTGCCGATGGCCACCGATGTGTCGTCAACGTGTTTGGCCGTCCAGCTTCGGCCGAGGCGTTGGCTGCCAGGCGACAGGCCGCGCCGATACGGGACCTGGATGACTCCCTTGCGCAGGGCAAAGAAGAAGTAGCGGCGCTGTTTCGCCGACTGCCAGGTCTGCCCGTAGACAGACGACCGCGAGGGCCTGTTCTTCTCCGGGTACGGTTTGATGTAGGACAGGGCCGTCAGCGCGCCAGCCATCGTGGCGCTCCGTAGCGTGGCTCGCCCGCGGTCGGACTGGCTCAGGACGAGCTGCGTCAGCGCGCCCATGTCGCCGGCGATGAATTCAACGCTCACGCACCACCTCCGGCCAGCTTATGAGTTAGGAAACACCGGCAATACGGATGCGCCGGCATGGAGTCGATGGTCTCGCCCGTCACCGGATTGGTCCATCCCCCGCCCTCGTTTTCGGGCACGCCGTCCAGCGGCTCGCAGACCGAGCACACTAGCTCGTCTTCGGACGTGTTCCAGTACGCCCGCATCGTGACCCCGCCTTCCTTGAGCTGGGCCACTACCGCCTGCTCGCCGGCGGCCGCGGCCCGGGTCGTCTCAGTCACGGCGATCATCTCTGCGCGCGACGGCCCGAATGCCGGCGTGAGGCGCTCGGCGATCTGGGCGTTGGTCAGCGAGTCAGTAAACCCGCCGGCGATCGCTTCCTGAAGCAGGGCCTGCAGGTTCGCGTCCACCGAGCCGGTCATAGTGTCGACCACGCCCTTGACCAGGTCGAAGGTGTATCCGCGCGCCCAGCGCGCGGCCTCCTCGTTTGCCAAAGCCCAATCGACGTTGTCCTTGCCGACTTCCAGCCGCAGCCGGTTGGCCTGGCCGAGATACAGCTTCTTCAGCATCGGCTCGAGCAGCGTCCGCAGTTGGTCGCCATACTCAGCCCAAAACGCCTTGGGGACGTTGTCAACGCTCGGAGGGTTGCCGAGCTGCTTGATGAGCTTATCCATCTGGGCGCCGTTCAGTTTGGCGATCGCGCGGGCGAGCTCGGCCTCGAGGCCGTCGCGGTTGGGGATATCAGCCATGGAGAATCACCCACTCCTCGTCCTGGCGCTTGCGCCACCAGGCGTTCTGGTTGACAGGGATCGCCCAGCCGCCAGACACTGCCGGCGTGACCGTCACGACGACCATCTCTGCCGGCATCGGCAGCGCGCTGAGCGGGAGAGCGGACAAAGCCTCAAATCCCAACATCAGATCACCATGCACCGGTGCAGCTCAGTTCCGGTGTTGCGTAGGGTGTATACCCATTGCAGGGTTTCACCATCGGTGAAGCTCAGCCCAAACATCCGGTTGCCGAGCAGCGCCGCACCCTGGGTGTAGAGCAACGTTGACCACGGGATCAGCTCGTTGTCGCTGGGCGAGTAACGGAAAAACCGCCCGGTCGCCTCCTTCATGATGTAGAGGTAGCCGCCAAGGTCAGCGACCGATGTCCCGGTCGTGAACGTCTCCTGCGAGCCACCATAGGCAACGCCCGAGACCCACGTATTCGCGGCGATGTCGTAGTAATCCAGCGCCGCGCCCGCCCCACCCCGGAACGAGTAGAGCCGGCGGCCATTGATGATGGCGCTCTCATTCGTCCAGTCAGCGTGATCCTGGCTCTCGATCATCGACAGGGACGCGGCCAGGCCAGGAGCCGCCGCCCGCGCTGCGCCTGGCGCGAGTGTTGCCCATGTGTTCGTGCTCAGCGTGTAGCGATACATCGTTACTGCGTTGTTGCCCAGGAGATACCCATGGTCCTGATTGGTTTCGATGGCATACACGCTGGTTGCGTCCGGCACGATGGTCCACGCCGCCGATGTCGTGAGGACAGTCCCGGTGTTGGATGCGATGGTGCGGACCTGGCCCGCGCCCGTGCCGGCAGTGATCCGAACTTGGAAGTTAGTCCACTGGTTGACCGTCCAGGTCTTCGCCCCGTTGGTCAGGGTTGACGCCCCGCCGGCCGTGGCCGTGCCGGTTACGATCTGCACGCCCTTCAGGATCACAAGCCTGCCGTCCGTCCCCCACGTCGCGGGCGCGCCCGTTACGCTTCGAGCGGTCCATGTGTTGGTTGCGAAATCGTAGTATTGATGGCTGGTCGCGCTCAGCGTGCCGGCATTGAACACGTAGAACCGGCCACTCATGATGACATACACGCTGGTGTTGTCGAGCGCCACACCAAGCGCCGCGAACGTGAACACGGCGTTCGCGCCAGTGGTGTTCCGGGTGATGACCGCTTCTTGCCCTGCCCCGGTGCCGGCCGTAATCCGAATGGTGTAACCCGACAGATCCCGAGGGATCGTCAGGTTTGTGCTCATGCTCGTGGTGGATCCCGCCGTGGCTGTGCCGGACGGGCCAATGGGTGACCAATCCCCGCACGCGCCAGCTCCGAATGTGCCGCCGAGCGTAACCGTGGCGATTTGCTGCCAGGCATCCTGGTCGATGTAATACAGGTATTGGGCTGTGGCGGAGGCCACCAGCATGGCAATCCGTCGCACAGGGTCGCCTTGGATGATAAACATGCCGGCGGCCGTGGTGACGGGCGCAGGCGTCATCATTTCCCAAGTTTTGCGGTCGAGCGGGGCGAGGTTATTGTTTGCAACTGGCATGATTTAGCTCACCGCGATGTTCTGGCGGATACCACACGCCACGCTCTGATTCATTATCGCCATGACCTGATGACTGAGGGCGTATCCGCCGCTATTGACCTGGTTGGCGACACTGGTTACAGAAGCCACCGTAGTGACGGTCGATACAGTCGTCACGGCCGGAAGCGTCCCCGCGTTGACGTTCACGCGCAACTCGGCGGCAGGCGTTTGAAGCGCGGTCAGAAACGAAAGACGCTTCAGCATGCGCAACGACTCATTGGCAAACGCGCTGATCGCGTCCAGCGTCGTCTGCATCGCCGCCGGCGCAGACACGCCGTCCGCCGCGATCGTCACAAACACCGTTTTGGCGCCGGCCGAGAACGAGACCGCCGCGTCCGCGTTGGATGAGGACAGGACCGACGAGCGGACGAGGGTCGTCGCGTCGGTCAGCACGCCGATGCCGACCTCCCACTCGCCCGACTCGCCACCGTCAATGCAGTAATAGAACGCTTCACCGACGGTGATGATTGAGGCGAACGTCCGGAAGCCCGTCGGCGCGCCGGCCAGGATGATGTTTCCAAGGCCCGTCGACGTTGAGGACTCTTTGACCCGATCTGCGTAAATCATGACTCGTCCCCCTCGTAGTGGACCGTCGTGGTCGAGCCCTTCAGGTTGCCTTCGCGGTCGCGGATGACGGTCTGCTCTTCGCGCACGACGCGCGGCACGCTCACGTTGACGACGGGCGCGGGCTGGGCCGGCGCTTCGACGGTGACATTGGGCGCCGCCACGTTAACCACCGGCGCAGCCACGTTCACGATTGGCGCGGGCTGGGCTTCGACATTGACCACCGGCGCGGAGGTGTTGACGGCGAACGAGTCCGGCATCTGAATGTTGGGAATGTGAACCGTTGGGTTCACATTTACCGTGATGCGTGGCGGGGCGGGTCCCCGCTCAGGCGCTGGCTGGGCATAAAACGTCTGCGAGTCCGCCTTGGTTGCGTCACGAAACACCCGCCGCACGGCGTCGGCGTCGGTGGCCGACTCGAGCGCCCCGCCGATCGCGGCCGCCAGCGCCGGCGAGATGTCGTCGGATTCGAACGTCACCGCGGCGGACTTGCCGGCGGCGAGGGCCTTGACCGACTTGCGCTCCCACTTGCGAAGATCCTCGCTGGATGCGCTGGCCGTCTTTGCCGGCGTCGGCGTGGTGTCCGGCGTGCTGGTCGGCGCCATCGGCGTTGGCGTGCTGACGGGCGGTGGAACTGGCGCGGGCGCCGGCCGGAACAGCTCGAGCGCCTGCTGGGCCTGGGCGTTCTTGGCCAGCTCTTCGTCGAAGTTGACGATCGTCTTGGCCGCCTCGAAGGCGAGGCCCTCCTTCAGCAGCACGCCCAACCGGATCCGGGCCTCATCGACCGGCGACGGCTCATACCCCAGCGACTCCATCGCGATGTCGAGCGGCATGCCGGCCGCCACCAGGCCCGAGAGCGACGCCGAGCGTTTGGCCTCGTCCTCCTGGAACAGCGACATCTCTTCCGGCGCGAAATACAGCTCGAGGCCGGCGGGCTTGAACACCTGCTCATTCAGCTCGCCCTGCAAAAACGCGAGCTCCGGCTTGATCGTGAGGTTCCAGAAGTTCGCCTCGTCCTGCTGGGCGGTGGCGTAGTTGGCGGCGTCCGAGAACAGCAGCGAGTAGGGAATCCCGAGGCCGGTCGCGATGTCCTCTTTCTGGACCTTGCCCAGCTCCGGCATGCCGAGGTCTTTGGTCGGCGAGGAGAGGTCCAGCTTGGTGAGCTTCATCCGCACCACGTTGGCCCCGAACGCGTTTCGCACGCCGCCAACAACCTGTTTCCACCACGACTTGAGGCGGTCCATCTCGTCAGGCGCCGGGTTGCCTTCGATCTGGAGGAGTTGCGGGTTGATGGCCCCGCGGTCAAAGAATGCCTTCGTGTGGGCGTTGATCCCGGCCAGGGCGCCGGCGTTGAGCAGAACCGTGTCGAGCACCGACGCGCCCGGCCCGATCTCGCGGTACGGGTCGGCGTCCCAGCCGTAGACGATCTCGTCTGTGGTGTAGGTCTTCGGCGCGCCGCCGTTGATCCGGCGCTCGAAGACCAGCGTCTTGTCCGTCGTCACCTTCGGGAACATCGTCGCGCTCTTCAGCCAGCGCAGCGCGGCCAGTCGGCCATTCACCTGCACTCGGTAGAGATAGAACGCGGACGAGTCGCACAGGCTCAGCTCGATCAGCTTGAGCGTGCGCTGCCAGCCGTCCAGGAAACGGATGTTGGCCTCGGTGACTTCCTCGCCGTTCGCCTTGTAGTAGTGCCGGGGACAGGACGCGACGGCGTTGGCCCGGAGCGTCATCCCGCGCCGGACGTGCCCGAGGGTGGAATACGCGGTCTCGCCCTTCATGTCGCCGGCGGCGGTGTGGCCCGGGCCGCTCAGCACCTGCCACGCCCAGTCGTAGCCCTCCGCGTCCGGGTCGATGGGCACCGCCTTGAGGCCGTCGAACAGCCAGGTATTCCGTTTCATGCGAATGCGCTCCCCTGCGAGCACGCCTGCCAGGCGATGGCCAGACTCATCACGCAGTCGTCATGCATCCCGGCCGGCGCGCTCATCGTCACCGTGCCCGAGGGCGACGTGGACACTTCGTAAGCGTCAAGCTCCGAGAGCAGCTCGGGATCCGGGATGATGTGGATGTCCTGACGCTCAAAGGCCAGGGCCAGCGCGTCAATGACGGCCCGCTTACTCGCGTTGGTCGTGTTGAAAACCTGCACCGGCACATTCCGGCGGGTCAGCTCTTCAGTCAGCGGCCCGCCCATGCTGTTGGACTCGGCGTAGATGATGTAAGGCTTGAACTTGGCGGCCAGCACCTCGAGCCGGGTGAGCTGGGTATTCCAGTCAACGCCGGTCATGCGGTCGAGATGCACAACGGAGCGCGTAGAGGTGTCGACCACCGTGATGACGGTGAAGTCATTCGTCCGGCCCCAGTCCACGCCGAAGACGTAGTAGTGGCCGGCGATGGGCGCGGCCTGCGGCTCGGCCGTGGCCACCGCCCGAACGCCCCGGAACACCCCGCCCCCGTCGTCGATGAACTCGGCCAGCCATTCCTGTCGGTAGGTGCGGTCGCTCACCCGGAGTTTGGCCAGCTCGGCGGCCCGCTTGATGTTCGGGTTCGGGTTGGCGCTCGAGGGCGCCGTAAACGAGGCATAGCCAGGCGTGCCGTTCTGCCCGCGTAACCACTCCCGGTAAAACCAGTTCTTACCCTTCGGCGAGCTGATGAGCAGCGCCTTGCCGGCCCGGTCGGCCAGCGTCGGCTGAATGGCGTCGGTCCACGTTTCCTCAGCCAGCCGGGCCGCCTCGTCCAGGATGACCAGATCAAACGACTCGCCGCGCATCGCGTCCGGGTTATCGCCCGAGAAGATCCCGAGCCAGCCGCCGGAGGGGAACGAGATCACCCGCTCGGAGCGCGACACGTCGGCGGCCGTCCCGCGCACGCGCGACTCGGCGAACCGCCAGAGCGGGCGCGAGTTACGGTACGTCGGCGCGATCCACGCGACGGCGGCCCCAAAATCAGCGGCGGTCAGTCCCCATGTGCCGGCCATGACGGTTTTACCCCAACGCCTCCCCATCGCCGCTATCAGAATCGTCGCCTGGCTTGCCTGAATTCTGAGCTGATCGCGCCGCAAGAATGGCAGCGACGGCGCCGTGATCAAAGACCTGTTGCGTCGCAATCGGGCCACCCCCCTTGCCTGTCACCTCGACCGGGGCCGGCACCTTGCCGTACGCGATCTCGAGGAATGGAACGATCTTGCGGGCGTCCCCACTGCCGGACATCTCGCGCAACATCTGCTCGACCCGCGAGACTGGCGTGTCGAGGTCCGGATCCGTGATCACCTCGCAGGCGATTTGCTGGGCCAGCCGGCGAAGGGCGTCAAATGACTTTGGGCGGCCCTTGCGGTTGATCCGGGGATCGTTCTTCTTGAACTGCCCGGCGGCCGATGCGGGCCTGTTATCGCCTGTATTACTGGCGGTTTGGTCTGACATAACTCAGCCACCCCCCGCCCTTTTCGCCTGCTTCACCAGGCGCTTCAGCTTGTGATCTGCCTCAACCCACGCCGATCTCAGGGGCTGAATCGACGCCCAGGCGCGGTCGTAGGCATCCTTGGCAATTTTTCGCTCGGCGGTGGCCATGTCGAGAACCGTGCGTGTTTCGTCGGTCATACGATCTCCGCCCACAGCCGCCGCAGCATTTCCGTCCACTGCTGATGGTTGTAGGTCTTCCAGTCTTTCGAGTTGCCGTAGCAGAAGATCAGCCAGTAGATGAGCGGCGACGCGAACTGCTGCGTCACGCCCTTCCAGGTGGCCGTGATCGGGCGGGCATGAACGACGCGTGTTTGGCGGATTACCTTCTCGGTCTGGGCCTCAGTCAGCCCGCAGCCAAGTGCCCCGCCAAATGAGCCCTTGTCGATCAGGCCCTCGCTCGACACCAGGTGGCGGATGTTGGGGTCGAGTCCGCAATGCGCCTCGTCATCGCCATACCAGAACTCATAGCGGCGCTCGTACCACTGAAGGTCGTCGTCGCGGTAGATGTGATCCTCGGTGGGCGAATACAGGTGCTTGCACAGCCAGACCTCGCCGGCGTTGTAGGCCGGCGCGAACTCGGTGCGGATCGCCGCGCGCACACGTGGCTCGGACGCGATCCCGGTCGGGTTGCCCACCGAGAACGCGCCGGCGGCGTAGCGCGCCCCGCTGATCCGCTTGATGGTGCGAGCCAACTGCACCTCGGCCCGCAAGCGGCCGGCAAGTCCGGCCGGGTCGTTCTGCTCCGCGCCGGCATCGCCCTCGTTTGGGCCCTCGTAGACCAGTCGCCCGTCAGTCGCGCCCTCAAGCCGGTCCAACATCGACTGCGTGCTGCCGCCCACGCGGAAACCCCAGCGCCGGGCGTGGATGGTCGCGTCGGGGTGGCGATCCATGAACTCACTCGCCGCGCCGAAGTTGTCGATGAACAGGAAGTGCCGGCAACCCGCCGCATAGGCGTCATACGCCGCGCTGATGTCGCCTTGGATGTTGACTCCAAACGGGGCGATGGTCGAGACCACCGGCGGCGGGGTGACGACTCGCTCAGTGAGGGCGGCGAAACAATACGCCCGCACAGGCGAGGCGAGGATCACGCCAGAGACCGCGACCGGCACGACGGTGTGCCACTCGCCGACGGTCTCAACGACGTCGACGATCGAGCCAAACGGCAGGATCCCGATCGGGTCATTGCCGACCGTCGTCCGCATCGTGCGGACGTTCAGGCCGTCCTGGGCGTTCACGCGGTATTTGGTCATTGGTGGATGTCCGTCCTCGGCGCGGACGCGGCGCGCTGGGCCCGCAGCTCATACATCACGTCCACATGCTGGGTGTCGAGCTTGACAATGATGCGGTCGAGCACCGAGATCACCCGCTCGTACACCTCCCTGGTCTGAGCGACCTGGGCGGTGTGGCTCTCCTCTCGTTTGGCCTGCGCCAAGTCGTTCGCCTCTTGCCGCGCCACATACCAGGGCCAAACCTTCACGGCAAAAAACCACAGCAGCCCGCCCACCAGGATGATCGGGAAGCCGAGCGTCGATACCAGGTTGGTGATCTCTTGGGCGGTCACCGCATCCCCTCCGTCGCCGGCGCGATCCGTTTTGTCAGCGAATACGTCGTCTGGTTGGCGATCGCGGCGGCCACAAAAGCCGTCACGAGTGACCACGCGCCCGGCTGCGAGCACGGCACGACCACCTGCAGGCCGGCACAGCTCAGCCCGAACGCGACGAGGCCGGCGATCAGCAGCGCGGCCAGCATCACCAGGGCCCGGTGCTCGGGCGCCTGACTCGCATACCACCCGCGCAAGCCGGGGAGATAGCTGAATGCCAGCGAGAGCAGAATGCCGGCGGCGGCGGACAGGGTGTCAGATGTCATACGGGGGACTCCGCGTAGAAGACCACGCGCACGAGGGCGCGCGCAAGATTGAGCCCGTAGCGCGGGACCAGAGTCGTCTGATCCCCGTGCCACGGGTCATTGATGACGATGTTGTCAACGCCGCCGCTTCCGTAAGCGCTCACGGCAAGCACGAAATGCATGTCGTGGGTGTTGTTGTTCGGGTTGATGTCGACTTCGAGGATGGCCGGGTTGCCGGCCTTGAGATGCTTGATCAGGCGCGCAGACGCGGGGGCCGGGAACGGGGCGTAGGGGTAACTGTTCGTGACGTCGAGGATGGGCGGCGCGGCCGGCATGAACTTGGCAATGTCAAACGTAGACGCGCAAGCTGGGCATCCGCCCGATTGAAACGCGCCGTTTGAGATCATGGCCCGGTTCATTGCCGGCGGGTCGACCCCGGCCAGCATCGCAAAGCAGGTCACGAGACATCCATACTGACCGATGGTCGAGTCCTTGCTCAGCCCGAGCAGCACAGATTTCCAACGCGCGTCGCGCTGCTCCACCGGCGCGATCTCGAGCCAATTCCTCAATGCCCCACCTCGCAAAACAAAAAGGCGCGGTCACACTGGTTAGAGTGTGACCGCGCCTGTAAGACGTTCGGTCGTGTTTGGTTGTGTCGGGATTGTATACCCGTTGGGCGGACTATCGCCCGGTTGCCATCAGACTCGCCCAATCCTCCGCCGGCATGGCGGTCGATTCCCCGGCTCGCAAGCGATACGACCTGCGCACATTCCGCCGATTTACGTCGATCTCATACGCCGCGTCGGGCGACCCCAGCGAGCTCTTGAGCGAGCGCATCATGCTGAGCAGCGCCACCACGGCGGCATACTCAACCGGATCGCTAGGCGTCGCTTCAAGCGGCATCGACGCGATTATATGCGAACAAGCGTTCTATCGCCGTGCCACGGTTCCCTTGAATTCCTTGCCGTCATACGTCATGTTGCACGTAACAAACCACCGCTCGCCCTTGTCGGATACAACGATGCCTGTGACGGTGTAGTCATCGCCGTTCCGGCTCGCCGCGAGATCCGGCGTTGGCCCCGGCGCTGGATAGGTTATGAATTGCTGGCGAAGCATATCCAGGCATGCCGGAGAAGCCAGCGCGAGGCGGGACGTTTGGACTGGATCGGGGGTTGCGACCACGATGGCCTTGTTTGCGTCAGTTGCAACCACCACTCCAAGCAACACAGCGAGCAGAATAACCGGCGCGACTACCACCAGGACAAAGACGCCCCGGCTTGGCTTTGCCTGCGGCGTCGTCACGGTTGCCACCGGCGCAGGCGCGACAACTGGAATTTGCGCCGCCGGCTGAATCGCCACCGCGCCCCCTGGCACTACCTGCATGCCGCCAACCAGGGCGAGCACGCATCCGATCAGGCTCAGATACAGGCCGGGACCACTGGTCACAACGATTGCACTCCCCGGCTTGGTCGCATTCGCTGCGGCCGGCAAATAAATCGCGACAACAAACCCGGCGACAAGCGCCAGGATAACGGCCGCAACGGAATATCGCTTGCCGGCGGTTCCCTTCGCCAACAACGAGACGAGGAGGATGGCGAGCCCAATTCCTCCGGCAACGATGCTGTCGCCCTGATAGCCTGCCATGCTGCGGCTCACCCCGAGGACGAGACTTTGGACGGTAGCCCATGGCAGGAACGCCCCAAAGAGTAACGCGACCCCACCCGCCAGACACAACGATTGCCCTCGATTCATGTTTGATGCCTCCGGACGTTAGTTCTGCCCAAACTCATCCATCAGCGCGCGGATGACGCGCTGGAGGACTGGGTACGGCGCCGACTCCAGGCTTGCGCGCGCCAGGCGGAGCAGTGCGCCGCCGTTCAAACTCGTCTCGGGTCGCCCGGAGAGTTGCGATGATGATGTTGGCCGCCCGAGCCTGCTCTCCCGGATCGTCAATGCCGGCCAGCAGTTCGTCGATTTGTCGAAGCGCACGCGCACGCGCCTCTTCGTCACTCCCGCCCGTCTGTTCATACGGACGATTATAGAACAATTGTTCTACTTTTGTGCCCAACGCTTTGGCGACTTTGGCAAGGGACTCCCGGCCGAGATTGTTTGGGTTGCTGTCCTTGAGCCAGTTGTATAGGGTCGCCACGTTAACCCCCGACAACTCCGCCAACCCCTTGATGGTGATGGCCTGCTCAAACAGCGCCCGCCTCACGTTTTCCCGCGCCTCCGCCTGGTCCAACTCCATTTGCGAATCATACGCCGGGAGTTGGCGAAACTTTACAATAAGTCTATTGACAATCTCTATAAACTGTTATAGTATTCCGTCAGATTGAATCAACAGGAGCCCCAAATGAACAAAATTGACAAGGTCCGCGTGATTCGCGGCGAGCCCAAGAATTTGCAAGTGGGCGTGCCGATCGACGAACGCATGCTCGTTTGGCTGAACCAAGAAGCGGCCCAAAAGGGCGTGAGCGTGGCGCAAGTCGTGCGCTGGGCGGTAATGGCCCAGATGGACGAGCGCGCGCGCGAGGTTCAGCCGGCATAGAGAAAAAGCATACCGCCGCCCCTGATTGTCTAAGTCTGGGCGGCGGTTTGTGTAGCACGAGTGTCCGAACTACTGCCCCAAGTGTAGCACGGACCTCCAATTTCTAGGAGAGTCATGAGCGAGAACAAGTGTCCGAGGTGTGGAAAGTCATACTGCAGCGCGCCGCACGCAAAGCGCTGCCGCCGGCTGGCCGGCGCTGGCCTTCGCCAGT